CCGCATTTTCAAGATTGCTAGAAATGTCTCCAGACATACCCCCGCCAACGGTGTCACGGTTGCCGGTGATAATCATCTCATTATTGGCGTTAACCATATTGAGAATGTCATCGTTGCTTAGCCCGCTATCAGACGGTCTATCGACTGTTTTAATACCAATCGACTTTAAGAAATCATCAGCTTCGTCAACCTGCGGTTCAGGGGTAAAAGATCTTGTAGCTGACGACGGCCCATACATGCGCTCAAGGTCTTCAATTGCTCTTTGCGTATTTGCATCTTCCTCGTCAGGGGAAATTTGTGACCGACTAATAGCTGAGTTAAGTCTATTTTCTATGAGTTGTGTTTGCTCTTCTGGGCTAAGCGGGTCTTCTGTTTGCAAATCTGCGCTGGACTTTGTTGGTGAACTTCCACCGGATCCTGACATTGCATCCATGCCGTAAAGCATCATGGTTAAAGGATCACCACTCTCAATTGCTTTAACTGCGCCAATGGTTTTGGAAATATCTTTAAGATCTACTCCGCCAATGTTAGTTACCCCACCAAGATTAGCGCCAGAAAAAGCAATGGCTAATGGGTCGCCGCTCTTTACGGCGCTTGCAAATCTGGCTGCGTTGGCGACATCGGCCATCCCACTGATACCAGCCATGTTGCCAAGACCAGCAGCGCCCGCAATTGCACCCAACACATTACCTTGTTTGGCTGAAATTAGAGCATTTATGCCCTGAGCAAATGGCGCTAGGCCGGGAACAAATGATGCAAGTGTTAATAGCGGGGCAAACTTGTCAAAATCACTGCTAGACGCACCTTTCGTGTAAAAGACTGGATTGCCTTGGGCATCAAATTGAACGCCGTATCCAGTGTTTCCTTTACCTTCGTAGGTCCCACCAAAGAAATCACCTGTCTGGCGTTCTGTGTATGTGTTTGGAACTTGTTGACCCGTCAACTTATTACCAAATGTTTGACCAGTAACACCAACAAGTTGCCCATCTTTTTCTTTTACGTTTGTAACATCAACATTTTTGTAAGTAGGTTGGTTATATTCATCTAGCCCGGTTGTAACACCATAGACAGGCTTTACTTTCTGAGCTTCTTCTGGGCTAAGATCTCTACGAACATAATCTGTACCATCACCAGTATCAACCGCATCCATTACATAAAGTTCAGAACCTGAACCCTGAACAGGCTGACCATTGAAAGTCATGCCAATCTGTTCAACAGGCTCGTACTTATCAACTTTGCCAAACTGCTTGACATCGGTAATACCAATACCGGCCATAATTTTGGCCATATCTTCAGCATTTTTTTCAGCAGAGCCATAGCCAGAGCCGCTCCACTTTGATGTGTCGCTTGAACCAAGAATCTGCTTAGTTAAAGAACCAAGCACCTCGGGTGCTGGCTCTGTTGGTTTAGCAGGTTGTTCAGGCTGAGTTGGTTGAGCGGTTTGTGCTGTTGTAAGGCGAGTCGGCTCAGTAATATCTTGCACAAATTTTTCAAGTGGCTCTTCAACATCTTCAATGATGTCAGATTTTAAATTACTGGGTGCGAATGGAAGCTGCTCAGCTATTGGTTGAGCAGCGGGTTGAGTTGGCGCAAGGGGGGTTGGCTCAGTAATATCTTGTACAAATTTTTCAAGCGGCTCTTCAACGACAATGTTATTTAAACCTCTAAAAGGTTCATACGCTGGAACTGCTTCAGCAACGGGCTGTGCTATTGGTTGAGCGGCGGGTTCTGTTTTATCGTTAAAAAACTGAGCGTAGTTAAACGGCTCTTCAACATCCTCAATGATGCCACTTGAACTATTAAAGGGTGCATACACTGGAGCTGGTTCAGCTATTGGTTGAGCAGTGGGTTGTGTTGGCTTAAAGTAATCCTCAAACTGCTGAGCAAAATAATTAACTTCAGGCGCAGCGGGTTCTTGGGACGCAAGTAATGCTGCAACAGGATCTATCTGGGGCGCAGCGGGTTGCGGTGTTGCTTGAATAAAAGGCTGTGAGGGGCGGATGATATTTGTTAAGAATTCTTCCTGAGAAGGACCATCCATCCCGAAGCCACCGTCTTCAAAGTCGTATCTAATTAAACCAAGGTCGCGATCAAATCTTGCCATGTTTTTTCCTTAAGGCAGGGCCGACACAAACGACATAGTTGCCACTACCGACTGCGTAGACGGCTTAGTAGGCGTACCGGAAGCGGCAAGATGTTGGATGGTTACGGCAACATTAGGCACAGACCAATAGATTTCTATGTACTGACCCGCCGTCATACTTAGAAAATAGTTCCAGCCAACAATTGCGTGTCCATCCGTTCCTGCGTGTCTGTTTGGAATAGATACAAAGCCAGTTGACCCCGGTATATCTACCCCGCTTTGTTTTAACCAGATGTAAACATCTTGAAAGGCAGTGTCTGTGTTTTGAAACTGGGCGCTAAACTGTAGATTATAAATACCTGCAGTGGCTACCGTGATTTTAGAAGTTGCAATGCTGACACCGTTGGCAAAATCGGTGGTATTCAGTGTCATCAACGTAGCTGTATTGGCTACTGCTGTCTGATCCTGATCGCTGGAGAACGCGCCATACGGAACCGACAAAGTTTGAAGCTGGTTAAGTATGCTTTCTAACCGGTTAAAGTACAGACGCAAAATGTTATTGAGTTGGTTCTGGTACTGCTCGTTATATACCGGCGTAGCAAACGGCAATGCAGGGGGCTGCACCCTTTGGAGTTCGTACTCTGATGTAACAATCAAGCTCATGAGTTACCTCTGCGGCCATCTTGTTTGATGTCAATACGGGGGCTACCCAGCTGCCATGCACACCCCAGCTGGTTAGACTCTACCTTCATAATCATCTGACGACCTCGCACCCTGACGTATACCTGACCAGTAAACTGCTCGATAGGAACTGTTGCTGTTCTTACAATCGTAGCATCCGAGTTACCACCCAAAGAAATTGGACTGTTGTAGCCAGAGCCAGAGTTCTGCATTGGGATCAAAGTCATGGTCACTTGCGGGGAGGCCGTATCTGACCCACGGAACGTAATGTCAGGCACGATACGCCAGACAAACCCAAAGTGGTCGCCGTCATCAATGTCAAACTCAGTAGTCTCAATCACTGCGTTAATTGGCAGGGTTGTACCTGTTTCATTGTCATCATTGCCCTGCTCATGGAACACAATGTTGTAGCTGTAGGTAGCCGCCATTGGATGCTGGCGCAACGCAGAGTCAAGCCACGCTGTACGGGCCATTGTTCCATACGCCCACACATCTTCTGCGTAGTTATAGGTAACGTATTTATCAATCGTAAATGAGTTGGCCGAGCAGTAGAAGAACCAGACTTCGTTAAAGCCTTCATTGGTAGATGCAAAGATCTGAGCGGCCTGTTCTAAGTTAATGTCTTGGAAGATGTACTGACGCAAGTCACAACGCAATGTCTGTGTGCGGCCATCGTATTTGTAGAACTTATCAATACCCATCCAGTAAGTCACACCAGACGCAATTGCACACGCATTTGGACCAGCAATAGAGATGTTGTCTGCCAATAACTGAGCGCCCCAAACAGCTGGCGGTCCTTGGTACTGCATGGAATACAGAGAAGAATCAGTCCAAACCAAGATCTCCTGACGAGACTGCAAAGCAGTCACGATCTTTGAGCCGTGCGACAGCTGTAAGCTACCAGCCTGATTGGTCGCAGCGGGGAACCATTCAAGATAATCCTCTTGGTCAGACCAACGAATGAGCGTTGGGTTCTGGTCAGCCGAGCCGTAGTCGTTACAGCCAAACGCAAACACAAACCTAGATGAGTCAGAGATCAGAATGAAGTTCTGAATTGTAGGAACAGAGCTAGCCCCTACCAAACTAGAGATCAAAACACCCCGTGTTGTCAGTGATGTATTGGCTTTCCAGATATAGATCTGACCGCCGTTAGGACCAAAGATTAAGTCTTCACCAAAGTTAGCCTGACTCCAGATACGCATCTGGTTGGTTGATGCCGCACCAATACCCCATGTACCCGCACCCCAAGCACCAGCGCCCCAGCCAACTAGAGGAACTGCAAACGCTGAACCAACGTTAATCTGATATGCCGCAACAACAGACGCTCCGCCACCCGTGGCAGTGGAAGACGCCGCAGACGCCGCTGTAATTTGATATGTTGTTGTAGATGTACCAATCGTTGTAATCTGATACTCGCCGTTTAAATCTAGGCCACCAACAGCTGTTGCACCGCTAAAGGTTACAAAGTCACCGTCAACATAGCCACCAGCCGCATCAGTCACCGTGACTGTGGTTAAGCCCGATGTTGTGGAAAACGGGTTGTTTGCTAACGTAGCTGGGGGTGTTACTCGCAAAGGCGTTATGTCGTTATATGCACCGCCAGACTCAATGTAGTACTTTAAGTTTGTGCCTACGCTTAGTAAATTCTGCCCGCCCAGAGTCACCCAGTTCCACAAAGAACGGCAGACTCCTTGGAATATCGTAGAAGAAATGCGTTGCCAGCCACCAATCTTCTCGGGCGTGCCCTGACGAAACCGCATCTTGTCTGAAACATAGTAGCCGTTCTCCGATGTGTATCGGGTGTTTTCTCTGTTTACACCGGCTTTCTGTTGAAGTTTCTTTAATGGCATGGGCAGTCCTAGGATAAAAACACGGCCCGCTCGTCAATACGGCGATTCTGTAGCCCTTTGAGAATTTTACCCCCCGCCATGCAATATTTCAACAA